GTTGTTATTGATGGAGAGATAATTGGTGGTCTTGTTGAGGTTGCTAAATTATTTTTAGATAAAGGTTTGGTTACTGCTCCAAAAAATGAGAGAACTTAAAATAAATAGAGGTATAGAGCTCATGCTTAGGAGGGCTAGCCCGAAGGAACTAATCAAACCGAAAGGGTTTGAGATTAATAAAACATTAAACCTCCTAAAGAGAAAAGTCTACTTCAACTTTCAAATTAGGTGGGAAAAAAACACTTAGCACGGAGTTGACATGGATTCATCAGTCTTGATTTATTTTTCAGCAGCAATATCATTAGTCTTTTTATTAATTGGAGGTGTAGTTGGTTGGATATGGAGTGATAAGACAAATCAGTTCTTATATGCAGCACAAGAAGAAGAGGTTGACTATATTCATCCAGAAATGCTAGATGATAATGGTCATTGGATCAATGAAGAACTCCTTACAGTCCGTTTCTTAACTGAAAATGCGGAAGACGATGAGGAATAAATACTACTTACGGTACCAAAATAATTATGCAATTATTACTAAATGAAGTGTTGCAAAAAGTTAGCAACGCTAAAACAAAAGCACAAAAGATAAAACTGTTACAGGAATATAATACACCAGCACTCAGACAAATTTTGATTGCTAATTTTGATGAAAGTGTGATCTCTATGCTACCTGAAGGGAACGTTCCCTACAAGGAGAACGAAGCACCAGAAGACACAGAGCATACGAAACTCGCCCATGAGTATCGCAAACTCTATCTGTTCTTCAAGGGTGGTGCAAGCGTCTCTCAGACCCGTAGAGAAAATTTGTTCATTCAACTACTAGAGGGTTTACATAAAGGTGAATCTGAGGTATTATGTCTAATGAAGGACAGAAAAATCGGCAAACGCTGGAAAATTACCAGACAGTGCGTTGAAGAAGCCTTCCCCCAAATCGAATGGGGAAACCGTAGCTAATTACTAATGAAGATACTTAATGAGAATTGTGATCCTAAGGTAGCACAAGATACTAAACTACCTTATACTGCATACCTTATACAGTATGCAGATAAAGATGTAGTTAAATATGATCTTACTATTGGTGATTCACAGGTTGAAATGTTTGATCATTACTATGACAAATATAAAAATGTCATGGCCATGACTCAATCTGATGGTAGAGCGAATCCTAAACTGTGGAAACAACCAAAGCAATCTCTTAAGAAACCTTCTCAACCTTCTCAACCTCCTCAACCCCCACAGAAAAAGAAATGAGTGCATCACAAACAGGAAACTGGGCAATTTATTACAGACGACTTGATGATCCACATGTTTGGCATACAATGAAACTGTGGAGAAAGGATGGCATCCTTGTATCTGCAAAGACATATGATGATGTCTTTAAGTTCAATCGTTTCAAGGAAGCATGGGATTTCGCAAAGAATTTAGTTACTGGTAATGGAACTGAACCTGTTTATGATGCTGAGGTTCGTCGTGTTTGTAGAGCTAGAGGAACATCGTTTTACCTAGCAGGTAATTAAAAAGTATCAAGAAATACAATAAGCTTGACTAAATAATATGGGTATGCTAACATACCTATACGTTCATCCCAAAAGGGACGCAAGTAAGCCCGACACGGAACGGAATCGTTCATCCTCTCACGAGGACGCAAATGTGGACTGAAGGAACGGGGTCTAATCCACCCTACCTAAGGTAAAACAAATGACACAAGTCACTTACAGAGGCGTCAAGTACGACGCTGACGAGTACAACGCAGCAGTGATTGAAGAATCACAAAAGCGTAACAGACATGATCTAATGTATCGTGGTATAAAAGTGCAACGCAAGTTCGCTTCCAAGAGCTAGATCACAGGAAAATCAAAAGCAGGGACACCACCCCTGCTTTTTTGTTGAGTAAAATTGCGTAGGCAATAATATTCATTTCAATATTCATTTAACAGGGCATTGTAAAAATAAATAGTGGTAGAATTAGAGAGGTGTATCATGAACCCTTCCCGCCCTTGTTATGTGACTAATGTTAAGGAGGTCAATTTATGCACAATGTTCTATCTCGCTCTCAGTTAAATGAGTGGCGACACTTTGAAGATCCAGCAGACTCAGTTGAACTAGAAAACCAAAAGCTAAACGATTATTACGAATGTTTGATTGAGTCAGAGTTACTAAAACAACACGAGGGTAAGAAAATATGTAAGCATATTCTTGCCTGATATTCTGAGAGGGGTTGCAACCCCTCTTTTTTTATGCTATGATGGTGTCAACCGATCATAAATATTATAGGTGACCTTAATTTTGGATTCTTTCAAGGAAGTAATGACGATGGATACTCAGACTGATTTACAATACTCTGACGAACAACTTAAGTTGAGGGAGGAATGTTTGAAAATTCTTCTTGGTAAGTTTGGTGGTAGTTGTGATAGTCAGTCTAAAATATATAACTGTGCCCAAGATTGGTTATCTAAAGGACACAAAATATCTAATGGCATAGTTGCCTATTATAAGACCTATTATGAGACTAAAAGACCAGATCAAATTAATCAAAACAGCACTTAAAAAAGATGAGTTGTATTCTGATGTAGAGATATACTATATGAAGAAACAATTATACGAATCAAAAGAACTACTTAAACAAAAAAAACTAAGGAGAAAAAAAGGATTTAATAATGAACTCAGTGAAATTATTGACAGTAACTCCAGAAGCGGAGAAGACAATGGGTTACGTGGCGAGAGTCAGCAATCCAAACAACCAAGAAAATCCTAAGGTTGCAGGTCTGTTAAAATATTGTATCAAGCACAACCATTGGTCTGTGTTTGAGCAGGCACATATGACTCTTGAAATTGAAACTACGAGAGGAATTGCTGCACAGATTTTAAGGCATCGTAGCTTCACATACCAAGAGTTTTCACAAAGGTATGCTGACAGTTCTATGTTGGCAGATAAGATTCCTCTACCTGCATTACGTCGTCAGGATGATAAGAACAGACAAAATTCTATTGATGATGTTGACCCGTTTATTAATCAAGATTTCCAAATTAAAATGGAAAGACATTTTGAGAAAGGAATGAATCTCTATCAAGAAATGCTTGATCAAGGAATTGCTAAGGAGTGTGCTAGATTTGTATTACCTTTGGCAGTGCCAACCAAAATTTACATGACGGGTTCAGTCCGTTCATGGATCCATTACATTAATCTACGATCTGCTAATGGTACACAGAAAGAACACATGGACATAGCTAATGATGCTAAGCGTGTGTTCTGTGAACAATTTCCTATATGTGCGGAGGCATTATCATGGTGAACTTTTCAAAACAAATTAAAGAAGGAACTAAGAAGTCTCATTCAGCAGCAGAGAATACTAAGTTTGTTGCTGGTTTTCTTAGAGGTGTTGTAGACCCTGAAAAATATCGTAAACTCATTACTAATTTCTATTATGTTTATGATACTATGGAGCAGAGGATTGCAGAGACTAAGGATCCTTTAGCTGAGATATTACAATCATGGTCAGCAGATTTGAATCGTACCACATCATTGGAACAGGATCTTAGATACTTCTATGGTCCTATGTGGAGAGGAGAACTAGAACCTTCTGAAGCATGTAATACATATTGTTATAGACTTAATGAGATAGCAGAGAAAGATCCCTATCTATTGATTGCCCATCACTATACTAGATACATTGGTGATCTATCTGGTGGTCAGATCCTTAAGGGTATAGCAGAGAAAGCACTTCAACCAACTGGAGGTGAAGGATTATCTTTCTATGAATTCCCTCGTATAGAAGACTCTAAAGTATGGAAGACAAATTACAGAGAAGTTTTAGATACATTAAAGTTGGATGATTATATGAAGGATGCTCTAATAGAAGAAGCAAACTATGCATTCAAATTGAACATGGATTTGTTTGATGAAGTAGAAGGTAGTGCCACTAAATCATTGTGGAAAATTCTTATTGGTTTTATAAAAGGAGGAAACTAATGCCAACATATCCTGTAAAAAATTTAAAGACTGGTGAGGAGAAAGAACTCAACCTAACTATGGCCAACTATGATCAGTGGCGTAAAGATAATCCTGACTGGGATAAAGACTGGTCTAAAGGATGTGCTGGTGCTGGTGAAGTAGGTGAGTGGCGTGATAAAATGTCTAAGACACATCCAGGTTGGACAGATGTTATGAAGAATAAGGTGTTACCTAAAGCAGATTATGTAAATAACCGTACCATTACTGACAAATACAACTACTAACATGCCTAGAAAGAAGACAACTAAGTCAATCGGTCAAGGTATGACCGCTAAACAAAAGAAGAGACGTAAACCTATAGGTGGGGAGCATATGCTTCCCATTGAACCTATCACTGATAATCAAAAGATTTTCTTTGATCAATGGGACAAGGGACAGATGCTATATGCTTATGGTGTAGCAGGTACAGGTAAAACATTCATTGCATTGTATAAAGCATTGAAGGATGTACTTGATGATTACACACCATACGATAAGATATACATTGTTAGATCTCTAGTAGCTACTAGAGAAATTGGGTTCTTACCTGGTGACCACGAGGACAAGTCTTCTCTTTATCAGATACCATATAAGAATATGGTTCAGGCAATGTTTGAGATGCCAGATGACAATTCGTATGAAATGTTGTATGATAATCTGAAGGCACAAGAAACTATTTCATTCTGGTCTACCTCTTTTATAAGAGGTACTACACTTGACAATGCTATTGTTATCATTGATGAGTGTCAGAACCTAAACTTCCACGAACTTGATTCAATCATCACTCGTGTTGGACAGGACAGTAAGATAGTATTCTGTGGTGATGCTGCACAAACTGATTTACTAAAGATCAGTGAACGCACAGGCATCATAGACTTCCAACGTATCTTACAGAACATGGAAGAGTTTTCTCTGGTAGAATTTGGTCTTGATGATATCGTTAGGTCTGGTCTTGTCAAATCTTACCTTATTAATAAAATTAATTTAGGTTTATGAAATTTGAACACAATCCTAGTTGCTTTCCACTTGATAGTGAAGCAAAGATGGTTGATGGTAAGAGAGTTTATGCTACACCTAATGGTGAGTTTTATCCTTCAATTACTACAGTCATTGGTAACAATGCTAAGAAGCAAGCAGGTCTTGCTAAGTGGAGAGCACGTGTAGGTAAGGAGAAAGCAGCAGCTATCTCCTCAAGGTCTGCTTCACGTGGTACTACATTCCATAGTATTACTGAGGATTATCTTAATAATGAGTTGGAGATAAAAAAATATAAAGACACTCCACTTCCTGTTATAATGTTTGAGCAGACCAAGAAAACCTTTGATCGTATAGGTAATATATACTTACAGGAAGCATTTCTTTATTCAAAACATTTAGAAGTTGCTGGTCGTGTTGATTTGGTCGCCAATTTTGACGGCGAATTATCTATCATTGACTTTAAAACTTCTGCTGAACCTAAAAGAGAAGCATACTTATACGATTATTTTATTCAGGAGACAGCATACGCATGTTGTTTTCAGGAACTGTACAGTTTAACTGTCAAACAACTCGTAACTATTGTTGCTTGTGAGAATGGTGAAACTCAGGTCGTAATCAAACCACCTAAGAAGGAGTACCTTCTTAAACTCATACAGTACCGAGAAGAGTACGAGAAAAAATATGGACAAAAAACAATTACTTGAGGATAAATTTATGACTGCTGCGAGATTCTCGCAGGAGGTGGAAAAGATTGCACTACACAATCAGGACATGAACTACATTGATTCGGTCATCCACTACTGTGAACTAAATGAAATTGAACTAGATACTGTTAATAAATTAATTAGTAAACCATTGAAAGAAAAGTTGCGTCATGAAGCACAGCAACTTAACTTCATGAAAAAAACAAGTCGTGCCAAATTAATGCTAGTATGAGTTTCTTTAAGTCAGATATAGTTAAAGGAGATATCCAAGAGATGTTAGAGTTGCAGCAGTTCTGCTTTAGATCTGCTATGAACTTTGTTCTTTTGGATCCAGATAGAAAAAGAGAATACTTTGGAGCACTTGAAAGGTTAATAGAAAAACAAAAGATATTTTATGCTCGTGCTAAACTGAGTGATGATCCTGAAGCTAAGTCAGTTGTTGACACAATGAAACAAGGTGTTGTAATGTTGGGTGCTACACCAAGCACCAGCATTGAGAGCATGTTCCAAGAACTACTAGATAAAGTCCAGAAGATGAAGGACGCTCTTGAAAGTGGCACAGGGGGTTGACACCCGACTCTGTGTCTGTTATTATATGTAAGTGATAGGGAGTCACTGGGTTCCTACTACCACGACTTAGAAGCGTGGACATGATGTCGGGTAAAACTGCCACTGATGCACCCCAGATACAAACCAAATCTAAAATAATCCGAGGTAATCTTAATGTCATTCGCTGACCTGAAGCGTAAGTCCAGTAACAATTTTCAGTTCCTACAGAAGGAACTTGAAAAATCATCCAGCAATAAGAATGTTGATGAGAGGTTCTGGAAACCAGAGGTTGACGCTTCTGGAAATGGATATGCTGTTATCCGTTTTCTCCCTGCCCCTGATGGTGAAACCATTCCATGGGCAAAACTGTACTCCCACGCCTTCCAAGGACCAGGTGGTTGGTACATTGAAAATTCTCTCACCACTCTTGGCGACAAGGATCCCGTAGGTGAGGTAAACCGCCGTCTCTGGAATAGCGGTGCTGATGAAGACAAAGAAACTGCACGTAAGCAGAAGCGTAAGCTTTCTTACTACAGTAACATTCTTGTCGTGAAGGATCCTAAGCACCCTGAGAACGAAGGTAAGTCATTCTTATACAAGTATGGTAAGAAGATCCATGATAAGATCCTCGCTGCTATGCAACCTGAGTTCCAAGATGAGACACCAGTAAATGTCTTTGATCTTTGGGAAGGTGCTAACTTCAAGTTGAAGATTAAGAAAGTTGCAGGGTACTGGAACTATGATAGCAGTGAGTTTGATTCTGTTAGTGCTCTTAGTTCAGATGATGATGAACTTGAAGCAACATGGAAAAAGGAACATTCGTTAGAAGCATTTACTTCTAAGGAACAGTTCAAGTCTTATGAAGATCTTGAGCGTCGTTTGAACATGGTGCTTGGTGTTGGTTCACGTCCTACACCTGTCCGTCCTGTTGATGAGTCCCTTGAGGGTGAGTCTGAAGGTCGTGGTACTTTTGTTCCTACACCTTCTCCTGTAAAACAGGAAGCAGTTGTAGATGATGACGATGCACTATCATATTTTGCTAGTTTAGCAGCAGATTAATCGTGTCATCACCAGCAGATAGAATTGCAGGTGCTCTTGAGAGAATTGCTAACTCTTTAGAGCACCTGCACATAGAGTCTATAGATCATGCTCACATAGATGAGATAGAACATAATCATGTTGAGGGTGATCTAAACACCCACAATAAAACATGGTGAAAAAAGAAAAAGCAGGTGAAGTTATTGGTCATCCCTTATGGATGCTTCCAGTCATGCTAATAGGAATGTTAGCTATGATTGAAGGTCTTCATACTTCAGCACATTTATATAAGGATATGGATGTTCATGGATGGGCACTCCAATATCACAGACAAAATCCTGATGCCTGTGATACCGATTCCGATTATTGAATTCCATAAAACTGCAAAAAAAATTCGGGCAAATTTTTGCCCGAAAAAGTCAACCAGTTGCCTTTAGACGCTGACTAATATAGTTGGCGTCTTTTCTGTAGATATTTTGACTTCTAAAATCATCTACAAAAGATTGTACATAATTTTGTTTGAGAAGAAATATTTCTCTTTTCTTTTCATTCTCTACTTGATAGTATTCAGCGACGGTGATGGGACTTGCAATCTCATTACCGTTTTTTAATGTCATTACACCATCGATGTTTAATTTATGCTGTCCATTGTAAAACGTTTGATCAACATGCAAACCTGCTTCATAGTGCCCTATATCTTCTTTGATCTCATAGTGATTGATCTGACTGTATGGGTCATCAAATTCTTGTTCTAATACTCTATACAATTCATAGTTTTGCATCGGCCAATCATACTGTGCGTTGACCATATTATTTGTGATAAGAATTACCCAGTCATAAAATTGATTTCCATAAAATTCTAGAGCTAAAGTATCTGCACGTTCTCCATCTTTAATGGCATACTTATTAAAGTAAACAGCATTAGAGAATATATCATCATTGATTTTATATCTACGAAAGAAATTCTTAGCAAGTGTAACATCCGATTCTGAGAATGGATATTTGATTGGTTTCTCATCGTATGAGATGTTTGGAACAATTGAGAAATACATTATCGGATAGCCTCGTTCATAATTTCTTCGGCAAAGTTGATCTTTGTCTCTTGGAAATTAATTGATAATTCTATAGCAACAGGTACACCATCAACATATGTAGCATATGCACCATCAGGTGTGTAGTTTACATCTACTTGTGTGACAGCTAGCATTTTATATCTTGGAAGATACTCAGATTCTATAGATCCTGTCATGAAAGAAATCTTACAAAGGTTTGGTACACCAATGAATGCATCTATTACTCCATCATTAATTCCTCTTTTTGGATCATTATATCCCATTACTTTTCCTGGATTACGAAGTGGTAGAGTACATGCTTTAAATCTTCTTAAAATTGTATTGATTGCGTCTGAATCAGCTTGATTTCTGGGAACCAACTTGAATTTCAACATAAAG